ATTTACATCTGCATTAACAATTGCACCATCTGCTATTTTTGCAGAAGTAATTTGTGAGTCTGCTATCTTTGCAGTTGTTACATTTCCATCTGTAATTTTAATAGTTGTAACAGCATTGGTCGCTAGTTTTGCAGTAGTTACATTAGAGTCTGCAATCTTAGCTGTTGTTACATTTGAATCTGCGATCTTTGCAGTAGTAACATTAGCATCTGTAATTTTTGCTGTTGTAACATTTGCATCAATAATTTTAGCTGTTGTAATTTGTGCGTCAGCAATATGAATTGTATCTATTGAACCATTTACATAATGCTCTGAATTAATACTGTCGTCTGCAATCTTTGCACCTGTTACCGCATCTGCATTTATTTTTGCAGTAGTAATCGCATTGTCAGCTATATTAGTTGTGCCAATAATTTCTGTTGGTATAGATGAATTAGTTTTTGAAAGAGATCCTACATAAACAGCAGTTATAGATTCATTGGATAAAGATCCTGAATCCCAAGATACTACGACTGTTGTATTACTTGAAAATGAAACTCCTGTTATTGTTCCAAAAATTGTTCCTGGAGTAGAAGCTATTAGCTTAATTCTTCTACCTATATGATAAATAGCAGAAACATTAATACCATTTATAGTAAATGAAGTTCCACTTGCATAAGCTGCTGTGTAAGCTCCGTTTCCATCTCCATATTCTATCCACTGTGCGTCATTAAACCATTCTCTGGTATTTTTCATTAAAGCCCGAATAGCATTGTTCAGATTAGAAGGTAACATTCCTTCTGCTGTATCAATTCCATTTAATGTAGTGTTGTCTGCTTGAGTAGTTGAATAATCTTTTATTCCTGCCATGTTTAATCTCCCATGAACCAACTAAATTCTTTATTGGATTCTGTATTGTTTTTATTAATTAAGGTATTTACTGCTTCTTCAATTTGTCTTTGAAAAAATTCTTGTGCTTCAAAAGAATAACGAACATTATCTATATCTATTGTATCACTCATCGTTTTCCTCCAGGTGCTACAATTAAATCTATGCCTTGTGCATGATTCCAAACTGTACCAGCAGGAATTTTTACATTTGCACTAAAATATCTTCCAGATTGTCTTACTGGATTTATGCCGCTATCATTCATAGTGGACACTGTACTTTCCGTTGCTGTATCTGCTAATCTATTTCTTGTTTTAATGGTTACATTAGCTTCTGCATCTACAATGGGTCTTATACCAGTTATATTGGATCTTGAACCTGGAAAAATTTCTCTTTCTGAAGTTTGTAATTCTGCTTCTAAGTTTTTTCCAGAAAAAATAGCAGCTTTAAAATTTTCATCTATTGCACCTAAAAATAAATGTCCGTTAGTCCAAAAGGCAGTATCAAGTGAAATATTAATTTCGTCTAAATTTTCAGATATAATATCCATCAACTCCACTGTATTCGCAACCACAAATTGTTTAAATATTTGAGATGCTTTTACTTTGGCAATTGTCCACTTTTGCGTAACATAATTATAAATTAATAATTTATCGCAAATTCCAGTAGTATTTGGGTTGTCCTTTGAAGGATATAACCAAATAGCTAATGTATTAAAAGGATCAACTGCTGCACTAATTCTGTCTGTGTATGCTTTGTTTAAATCGCTATCAAAAAATCTATTTACTTTTTCAGCTCCAATCGGAATTATTTGATCTCCATTAATTTGAAAAAAACCATCGGAAGCATAAAAGAAAACCTGTCTATTATCTTGGCAAACTGTTTGTCCATATACTGCTCCTCTATTTGGAGATATGGTAGAAAATCTAAATACTGTTGCACCGCCAACAAAATCAAGCCTAGTAATTTGATCTTCCCTAAAAACATAAGAAAATTCACCTGAAGTGATTGCAACTATTTGACCACCTGAACCTGGCATATCTTGTAAATCAGAAGATTTGCTTCCAGTAGTCCAATGTGAAATGTCATTTATTCCTGACCATTGAACCCTATTTTTTGCACCTACTATATTTCCAGTTAATAAAAAATCCCTTACAACCCCTGAAACTTTAAAAACTGGTGGTGTGCCACTAGAAGATATACTAGATAAATTTACAAAAACAGAAGAAGTTCCCATTAAGTAATATTGCGGATCATCTACTCCATTACTGGCAATTACATATTGTCCAAACTGTTTAAAGGTAACATAATCTACATCCGAACCTGTTAAAGGAGTTCCACCATAAAAATTAGTAGTTGTTAATCTTGCGGTGTCTGAAGATACATTGATTAAATTTTCATTTCCAATGGTTGCTCTAGTTACTGTAACCACTGCATCTGCTACTGTTGCTGTAAAATCAGCATGAGCATTGATAGCAGTTTTTAAATTTGTTGCTGTAGTATTATTATTAGTTTCTACTTTAAACAAAAGTCCAGATGCTGTTCCTGTAGTGGATGTAAATACAACAGTTGAATTATCATTTTTTTTTAATGTGATAGTTTTAGAAGCACCAATATTAGCATAATCTGAAACTGTGATTGTGCATGATGCTTTTGCTGTTGCTAATAAAACATTTCTTGCACCAATTTCGGAAAAAGTTCCTGAAGTTAATTTATAAATTGTTTCTTTGGTTGCTACAAAAGTAAAAACTGTATTCGTATTATCTCTAAAAGATCCAGCTCCTTTTGCATTTTTTGTTACATTAGAAGTTCCGCTATAATCTACCAATCCTTTAACTGGCTTATAACTAGACTGTGCATGATACACATTAGTTGCTATAGTTGCTCCAGGATTGTTGTGTTCTGGCTGATCTGGTAGCCATTCGCCAAAAGGTAATTGCATAATAATTAAGATGATGTTGTATTAAAAGGTGCTGCTACTGTATCTTCTGATCTTATTTGTAAAGGAGAACCAGAAAACTGATCTTCTCTATCATTTAATTCTAATCGTTCTAATGCAGTTCCATACATACTTTGCCATACTGATACTTGCTTTGGATCTATGCCTCCTAAAAAATTACTGGCATGAAATAAAGATCCATACAAATAAATAGCAGGGTGGCTTGATAAAATAAAATTGGAAGTATTGCTATCTGATAATGGGTCAAAGGTTTTGTAATAATTTAAAATACCAGAATAAGAAGCATCTGGTTTTGGCATAAATCTTAAAGTATCTCCTAAAATAGTATAAGCAGAAGGACATCCGGTAACAGAAGTTCCTTTTAGCTGATCCATTTGTGAAGGAGTTACATATCGTAAAGGTGTTTTAGTTGCGCCTGATAAAATATAAAAATCTCTTATTTGTAAAAATCCAGTTGGTAAGTTTTTAACTTCTGCATCAATAGTAATGCTAACTTGTGCGATCATGGATCTTATTCTTAATTTAGAATTAATATCCGCTTCTGTAAGCGTAATAAAGTCGTCTTGAATTTCTGTGGTTAAATCTGATCTGTTGAGCCAATTAGCTACAGAAGATTTTAATTCTGAATAGGAAGTAAGTGCCATTAAATTTTACCTGGTGCTGTTCTAAAGTATTGAAACTCAGAACTGTTTAATTTTTGTTTTAATATTTTTTGTTGATCTTCTTTAGGTAAGCCAAACCAATTTCCATTATTAGGATCTTTTGTAAATTCTTTAGTCCAAATCTCTAAAACAATAGTAGGGATAGATGCTACTCTTTTTAATTCTCTGCTTTTAGAATAACCATCATTATGAGTATAAAGCTTTTTATTATGCTCTATGATTGGCTGTGCATTAATGCTTCTTTTTTGAATAATTTTATTTTCGTCTGCAAAAATACTATCTGTAATAAGATTTTCAGTTTCTGTATTTTTCATAATTATTTAAGAAGATTTATGTTTTTTAAGAACTTGAAATTTAGCAGTCAAAGAAGCTCCTTTATGAGGAACAAATTTTCCACTCTGTTTCATTAATTTGTAACTAGATCCACTCTTCATAAAATGAAAATTTTTAGGTGCTTTTATTGATTTCATCATATTGGTTTGCCTTGCCCTTTACTAAATCTGGCTTTTTTGTGTTTTTTAGAATGTCTGCCAGGTCTTTTTTTTCTTCTGCTTTTTATATAATCATTGACTCCAAAGCTTTTGGCCTTAGCCATTAAGCAGTTAATTCAGTGATATATAATTCTCCATCAGATCCACCAATTCTTAAAACTGCAATTTTTTGGCCTTCTGTAACTTTGATTGTTTCCACTTCTTTAGCTGGTAAAAAAGTAGTCGTAGCTGCTGCGGTAGGTGTTTTAGATATTGCTATATGACAATCAATAGTGCTAACCACTCTGATGTATTGCGTTCCTGCTGTAAAAGCATCAGAAGCAGTGGAAGAATTTCCAGATGTTAATTTTAAAACTGCTCCATGTCTTAATCCGTAATTAAAACTCATGTATATTTTCTCCTATTTTTTCTTTTTATTTTTTTTAGCTTTTTTAGCTTTTGCTTTACCCTTTTTTGTGTAAGAGTATTTTTTTCCATTTACCATTGGCATAGTATTTTCTCCAAATTGATATTAGGGAAGAATAAATCCTCCCTAATAATGATTTTAATTATCGTCTGATAACGTAAGTAAGTTCCATTTTAGAAGCATTGGTAGATCCACCATTAGTAATGGCTTCAATAACACTTCCTTCATTTACATCATTTAAAGCGGTTGGTTCAACTGCATACTGTTTTCCAGCCGAACTTCCTGCTATATGTGAGATAGCTGCTGAAGTACAAGCCACACCATCTATTTCAAAAGTGATAGCTGCTGTTCCAGTAGTAGTCGCTTTATTATGTGCAAATACTTTTACAATTCTTCCCTTATCAGGCACTACTACAAATGTAGAAGATGCTGCTGATACATCTGGAATTGCTGAAGTTATAAAATAATCGTTTAATGTTCTCATTGTTTTTTCCTTTTTTGATTGCTTCGTTCCGTCATTGACTTCAAAGACCAAACAAAATTATTAATTGAAAGAAGGGGGATTGCTCCCCCCTCTAAGGTAATCAAAGATTACGCAGTAGTTAGATCAAAAATACCACCACTTGCTTTTTCATTTTTAGAAACAAGTGTGTATTCTGCTAATAATGCTTGTTTGTCAGCATCACCAGTTTTTGCAAGATCCATAAGTTGGAAATCTCTTAAAAAAGCTACTCCCCACATATCTGGGCTTATAATATAAGCTGATCTGTTTCTTGAGAATCTATTTGGCACAACTGTAAGCGCACCAAAATCAGACTCATATACATCCACTGCATTGACCAATCTTTTGTTTTCTGCTGGATCAAATTTAGTTGCTCCACCAGTAAAAGAAGATAGGACTTGTTTGTTGAACGATCCCAACATAATCATGCTTGGATCTCCACCTTCATCCCAAACTTTTTTAATTGTTTCTTTAAGTTGAGATTCAGTGAAAGCTCTTTGTGTTCCATCAGTTCTAGTATGAGTACCAGATCCACTAGGATCAGCACCAGAACCACCACCTTTGGAGGTGTTAGTTTTAATCCAAGACTCTAGTCCGGCTAATCTTCTAGGTGTAGAATCATTTCCTACGACTGGAGCTTGGTTTGCAGTTAGAGAAGTTTCCATATCTCTTTTAAGTTCTTTTGAACTTTTAGAAATTTGGTAAGCTAACTCATTGTTTCTACCAGCTTTGCTTACAGCTTCTAAAGTACCAGAAACAAGAACCGCTTTTCTTGAGATTTGCGCTCTATTTCCTAGTCTTACTGTTGCTGTTGGAGCTGTAAAAGCAATTTCATCACCTTCAATTTGGTAATTGTCTGTTGCTGCTGCTGCTAATGTATCTGTCTGCCATTCATGTAGAACCGCAGAAGCTTTTTCTTTTGATATTCCACTCATAAATGGAGTGTCTGTTGGCGAAATTGAATATATCACATCTGATAAATCTTCTCTTAAACCAATAGCATCAAAAGCACTGTATGTGTTTGTTACTTGACCCATATTGTTTTTTCCTTATTGTTGAGGTTTATTGTTAATCATATCTAAAAAAATAGAAGTTGCGTCTTGCACACTTCCTGATTTTTTTAAACGACCAAACTTTTCTTTCTTTCTCAACAAACTGACATCGTTTTTATCTGATTTGACTCCTGAAGAAAAAACTTTGCTAGGTTTCGTAATTTTTTTAGCAATGCCAGGTTTGGCTTTTTGCATATTACGATACTTCATTGCATCATTTACCAACATAACAATTCTATGATCGTACACTTGCGAAATTTCTTGGTCATTAAAACCAAAACCTTGCAAATAACTTCTCATATTATTTTTTAAATTAGAGGACTTAGAAGAGTCTGCAAATTCTGGCATTTTAGTTACCAATTGATTTTGCTGTTCTTGTAAAAAACCCTCAAATTGTTTTTGCTGTTCGACTTGAACTTTTTGTCTAGCTTGAGAAATTTTTTCTTGTTTTCTTCTCATTCTATGTTCAACTCTTGCAGCTTCGGTTGGATCTTCTTCATACAACTCTTCCAAATTTACATTATTCATGTCTTGGTTAAGTTGTGATTGAGCTTCAGACATTAACTGATTCAGTTCATTAATTTTGAGAGAATAGCCTTGTCTTTGCTTGTCCGCTTCAGATTGGAAGGATCTTTTTTCGTTAGAAAGTTCTTCCGTCTTTCGGCGGTAATCGGCATCTCTTGAGTAACCATTTCTCAACTCATCAAGGGTAACTTCTAATTCTTGACCTGCAACTTTTACTTTGTAGGTGGAATCTTGTTTCTCTTGAGTTTCAATCTGTTCTTCTTCTTGAGTTGCTTCTTCTTGTTCCTCCGAAACTTCTTCTTCTTGAGATTCTGTTTCTTCGGATATTTCCTGAACTTCAGGTTGTTCTTCTTGTGAAGATTCCTTATTTTCTTGTTCAGAAGAATCTTGTAATTTTGTTTCTTCTTTTGCTAAAGGTTTTTCACCATTTAACAATCCAGCAATTGATTTTGCTGCTTTTTGTGTATCAGTTTCAGCTCCTTGTAAGGGGTTGGCGTAATTGTCTGACATATTTTCTCCTATATTTAGTTAAAGCTCCTTAAATAAGGTTGGCTTATCCCAAACTTTGGTGTTTAGAATTCTGTGTTTTTGTTATAAGAACTGCGTATATTTTATGTTGCCGCTTTAGCTCATTTGGTAGAGCAGCCGATTTGTAATCGGCAGGTGGTCAGTTCGAATCCGACAAGCGGCACCAAAAATTAAAACTTCTGGCTAGAAATTTGTTTTCTAAAATCTTCTAATTGTTTTGTAGCCAATTTTCCTGTTTCCAACATTTCTGTAATGTGCTGTTCTACTTTTTCTACCACATTATAAGCTAACCAAAGCTTTTCTCTAGCTTCAGTTTCGGTAGCTCCAGTTTTAAATAAACTGGTAGTGTATATTTGTTTTAAATTTTCTAAAGATTCTTTAAATAAGGTGTTATCTAAAAGTTCTTTAGCCTTGTTGGATTGGCTTATCTCCTGTTGGAGCTTCGCTTGTTCGTTGCTGTTCATCTAACCCTTCAATTTGTTGTCCAAAAGTTTCAGTTGCTTGTTGTGCTTGGTTGATAGATTTAGTTGCGTTATTTACTACTACCTTATTTAGCTCTGCTTCCATTCTCATTTTAGCAGAATCTATTTGAGCATTATATTTAAGTTCTAATTCTTTAATTCTAGTTTCAAAATCTAAAACTAATCTTGCATTGTCTGATTTTAACTCTTGTTGTTTTAAAGCAAGATCGGCTTGTTTTCTTTTGTTCTCACTGTCAATTCTAGTGAACTCAATTTTCTCAATCGGTGTCAATGGTGGTGGTGGAGTAGGCTGAACACTTTGTCTTCCTATATCAGGATTAACAAAATAATTTTCAACATTTTTAAGTCCTGCGTTCTCAACCATTTTAGTCAAACTATTGTAAATATTTTTCAAAGTAACCATTGGATATTCTTTGCCACCTTGTAATTGAAATGCCTGGAGTTGTTTTTCTAAAATACTATTTAAAATAATAAGCTGTTGATCTTTTGAACCTGATCCTAAACCAACTGTAATAGAAATATTATATCTGTTTCTCCATTCGGTAGGATTGACTGGAATAAATTGATTGTTTAATTGTACAATTCTTTCTTTGTCTTGGTACTTAACTGTTAATTCAAAAATTCGTTTAAATAAATCTTTCACACCTGTTTCTGCAAACACTCTAGCAATTAACTCCATACGCATTTGCGTTTGAGTCATCACACTGTTCACACCAGTTGCGGTTTTGTTTAAACTTTGTGCATCTAATCCTTGCGAATATCTAGTAACACCAGTTCTTGATTCTCTAACTGTGTCTAAGTATTCTAATAATGGGAAAGCTTGTTGGTTAATGGTTTGATTTTGCATCGGCATCATCACTTGAGAAGGTGGTTGTTTCGTTCTAACCACTCCACCAGGTCTGGAAGTAAGTAGGTCATCCAAATTAACCATACCATCCATGATAGCCACTCTATTATTGTTGGTTAAATACATATTATCCAACAATTGACGCATGACAGTTGATTTTACTAACTGAACATCTTCCACTAATTCAGAAACACTTCTTCCATAAAACCTATGCGGCATAGGAATAGGGGTTAGCGAACAAAAAGGAGTATGATCGCAAGTCATGTTTTCTAAAATCTCATTGGCACTGCCACCAGCTACAATTACTTTTCTAAGCTCTGCAACACCATCTCCATCCATGTCCACTTTGACATAGCACTCATAAATTTCTATTTCTTCGGTTGATTTATCCGGTGCATTGTTAATCGGATTTTCATCAATGTCTGAAAATCTTGTTAATCTTTCTTCATCGGTCAAAGAGCTATTGGAAGTAGGAAGGTTTTCTATTACATCAGCATCATAACCCATTTCAATCAGTTGGGATCTAGTTTTTAAAACTCTATGTGCAACAAAAGAAGATTCTTCAATAGATTTTGCACTTCTTTGAATTAAAAATTCTTCAGGTGGAACATTTTCTATTTTAACTTTGCCAAACCCAACAGTTCTTTTAATAATAATGTTGTGTAACAAAGGAACAGGAACATCGGCCATCTGTTGGTCAGCAGGAATTTCTTGTCCTTGCTGTTGAGCCATCAGCATCATTTGCTCCATCTTTTCTTTAAGCTGTTCTATTTGTTCTTTAGCAGCCTCATCTTCAAAAGATTCTTCTTCAACAATCTCTACATCTTCATCATCAATTAATAATTGATATTCTTGTTCGCTTAAATTTTCATAAGTTTCTTGCTCAACTTTTACAGAGTCGTCCCAATAAACTTTTACTATTCCATTTTTTTCTAAGAGTGCATCTTTAAACCAAGTGTAGAAAATAGAAAAACCAGGATTGTCTTTATTGAACACATAATTGACATAATTGGTTGCCTGTTCTGCTAAAGCCACATCTTCAGATTTAACTGGTTCGCATTTTACTACTTGTTCGGATGCGGTAAAAATTCTAAGTAGGTTAGGCAAAATAGTTTCAATAGTATCTGCTACATCAGTAGACACCACTTGGGATCTGCCTTCAATTTCAGTACCAAGCTTTTCGCCCATGTAATACTCTAAGGATTTTTTTCTGGCAGAACTTAAATTGCCTCCCATAAATCCTAATGAGTTATTAATCTCACTACCAATAATTGCTTTTAATTCATTTTCTGTTTTTTTTGCCATCTAAATAATATAATTTGTATTGACTGGTATCTCTTGTTTCCAGTTGGATAGTTCTGCACCTAGTCCAATAATTCCAGTTCTAAATGCGTCTGCACTATGACTTGCATAATTGTGCTTAGGTTTATTTCTAAAGCATTGGTTTAACTCATCCCATTTTTTTTGGTATGCCTTTAAAGACTCAACACCTTGATAGCAATTATTCTTGTCAAACACACAATCAGGTAATGCTTTTCTTACAGCTTCAATGCCATCTTCAATAGATAGTTTTGGAGCTACTTCAAAAGATATGCCTAACTCTAAAGCACTCTCCAATCTTGACTTACCATAAGCTCCAAGTTCCCTAACTTTAATGTCATGGGGAGCAATGTGTCTAATGTATTTGTAATCTTTTTGATCTAAAATATTTGCGTAATGGTCTAAACCTTGACCTGCGTTTTCGTAATAATCTATTAATCGTATTTGTTCTTTATGCCTTTGAGCAAACCAAATACAGGTCTGATCGTTCATGCCTAAATCCCACCATGTTTCTGTATCTAGGTTTTCATCATAAGGAACTTCACAAATTTTTCCTTGAGAATCTAAGTTGTCTATAATATTACCAAAGTATGATCCGGTAATCGCAGCTTGGAAGCTACATTCAAATTCCTGTTCATACAAATCATTGCTCATCATCTTTTGAGCAGATTGTAATTCTTCTTGGTCTAATATTTTAGTTTCACTAGCTTTAAATAAACAAGAATACCAATCCTTGTTTTCTTGAGCTAATTGATACAATTGGTAAAAGTAATTTCTTCCTTTGGGTGTACCTATAAAAATACAAAAACCTTTTCTGTCTGCTAAAGCAGGTCTAACTACTTCAGGAAAGATACTTGGCTTTATGCTTTGCGTTTCATCAAATACACATCCATCCAATGCCAGACCTCTTAAAGCTTGGTCATTTTCAGCACCTAGAATAGTGATCCTAGATCCATTAGGTAAATCTGCTCTTAATTCAGACTCATTAAATTTAGTACCAGGTATTTTACCTGCAAATTGTTTTATGTAATCCCATGCTGTCGCTTTACCCTGTTTAAAGGTAGGCGAAATAAAAGCATACCTTGAGTTTGGCAAAGGACTAGTAAGTGCAGCTCTTAACAAGTGGTTAATGCACATAACTGTTTTACCAGCTCTTCGGTGTAACACTAAAACTGAAAATCGGTGCTTATCAATTTTTTGGTGCAAAAATTTTTGCAAATCTCTTGGCTTGTAGGGAATCTCAATAATTGACATTTAAAAACAACCCCCCCCTTAATGCAGGGTACAATCTTTAGGTCTAAAATCTTTGTTTGCTAGTCCAAGCTCTTCCATTAAATACACACTAAACAAATCACATTCTGGTAGATCATGGAAACCTGAGAAGTGAACTACAACTTGCTTACTATCTTCTTTGACATAGATAATAGCTGCGTAAGGTTTTTCATCTAATAGTGCCATAGAATATTTTAATAATTTATTATTTTGATTTTGGAATAAGCCTTTTAAAAAGTTCTAATTCTTTTTCAGATATTTGACCTGTCATTTTTTTCATTCCTTTTAATAAGCTTTTGTTTTGGTCTGATTTTCCATTGGAATTTTTAAATCCAAAAAATCTCTTCATTTCTTCTGGTGTCATAGTTTTTTCCTTGTTTATCTGTTTGAAAGTCCTATCAATATTTCAAAGACGGAGGACTTAGATTTGGGGTGGTGGGGTCAAATAAAACCCCCCCTATTTGCTCATAAAAATTAAGCTATTGATTGGGAAGCATTGACCTGGCTTAATAACCTTTATTTTGTAGGGTTTTTTTTAGAAGTTATCTTGCCGGTTATCTTAGTTGCTTCTTTTTTAATTATTTTGTTAAATATTCTAGTTTTAATTGCATTAACTATAAGAACCTTGTGCTATTTTCTTGTTCGTTTCTTACATCAAATCAGCATAAACATTAACTAATTAGCCCATTTAATCTGAATTAATTCATCTCCAACTTTAGCATTTAGCTCTGTTTGCTTACCATAAACTTTACTTTGTAGTCGTTCAGCTCTCCATTTGGCCAAACTTAGGTACTCTTTTATTAAATGAGTCTTGCCTAAATCTACTTTATCAGAGTGCCTAGCATCTTCCAAAGTCTGATCTAATAAGCTCTGAGCTTTAGATAGTTCGTAATCAATTCCATCTTGTTTAGCTTCTTCATATTGCTTTCTAACTTCTGGATATTTCTTGAACCATTTTCTAAGTGATTGCCAGCAAGGTCGGTTTTTCATAGTTGGTGAAAGCACACATCGGAGGCTTTTTCCTAAGGCCAAATCTTCACAAATAGAATCAACGATCTTTTGGCTGTATTTGACAGACATGGAGCGTTTTGTGGTGTTTTTAATTAATTCTTTATTCATTTATTATTAATTTATTTAGTTGTAATTGAGCTATAATAAGGTTGACATTAAGTATACTTATGTTATTTTGATTCGTAAGTTAATAAACAAACAAACAAAGGAGCTAAAATGAAAAATAAAGACTATCCAGGTATAGCAAAGATATTAGAACAGAATTTAAAAAGAAATTTCTTTAGTTTTATGACCTTTAAACAGGTCAGAGAATTAAAAGATAATTCTAATATTTATCAATTCCCCATCCAATCATTTTATAAGAATAATCAAAGGAAGAAAAAAGGGTAGGAGGATTGGCAAAAGGGTTGCTAAAAATATATAATTATATTTACCATTATAATACCCTTTAGAGTAATTCATCCAGGTTTGACAAGTTGAATATTTATATAATCTTTATTGACCTATTAGTTTTTTAATTCCAATTCTATTAGCGGTTCTACAACACTCATAAACAGCATTATTATATTTTAATCTAATTCCTTCCTTACTGATAGGCATATAGAATTTCTTTAAATCATTAAAAGATATTTTATGAGGGAAGTTCCTAAGTTGTATAATCTCCCTATCTTTTTTATGTAGTTTAATAAGAAGTAATATAACGAACTCATATACAG